CCGGCGACATACCCGTTCACAGGTCCGATCACAGGCGCCACGAACGCCACCCCAATCAAGATCGCCTACGGCACATCCCACAACCTATCGACCGGCAAGCAAGTCACGATCACCGGCGTAGGAGGCAACACCGCGGCCAACGGCACATGGACAATCACTGTCACCTCGTCTACTGAGTTCACTCTGGACGCGTCGGTTGGAAACGGCGCCTACACAAGCGGCGGGACATGGCGTTTCGCTGACATCAACGACAATGGCGTGATCTGGCGCCTGTTCGAATCACACGGGATCGACATGCGTTCCGCCTTTTCGAAGGTGCGGAGATGCACCGTGTTCGGATTCCCAGGCAACCAGATCAATGTCAATTCCAATGTCTTCTACACTCCGGCTCGCACGGCCAACCTAATCGAAATCGAATCGTGCAACCTTGGCAAGGCCGGCGGGTCCGGTCTTTTCATGCTAGGCAACGACGCCAACGCGTGCGCAACCTACGGCGTCAATTCTGCCGTCGACTGCCGTGGCTACGCGGTATGGGACGACGCCGACCTGCGCAACGTCCACAAAGGCTGGCACTCCAGGGACAACGATTCTGGACACTACCGCTCGACCTCAGGGGTTGGTGGCGCCACGTTCGAAGACTGTTACGAGGAGGCCGGGGCCCCGTCGTCGGTGATCGTCGGATACGCGACCGTCCTTCGCGGCACGATCGCCGATGGCCTCTCGGGGCACTATGGCGCCGGTACCGACCCGCCTTCGACATGGCAGGCGCTCACGGCCTACGCCCTGGATTCGGTTCACGTTCCTACGGTTGCGGACGGCTACGTGTACAAGTGCATCGTTGCGGGCACGTCAGGAGCGTCAGAGCCAACGCGTAAGGCATTTTTTCGTACCGGAGAGGACCCGACTGATTCCAATTTTACCGACGGCTCGTGCACGTGGCGCGCCCATAGTGTCGACACTGTCTCGACCGGGAACGTCGACCTAGGCACCGGAATCATCGACAATCACAAGCGCTGGAACGACTTAAAGGACCGGGCGAAAGTCTTTTTCGCTCCGGCTGTCGGGCAACGCGCCTTCGAGTACGGCGGCGATGGGTCTGCGTTCTACGGCGGTGGATACGTCGCTGTTGACAAAACCTGGCGACACATCTTCGTGCCCGACTGGCCGGGATGGGCGCATGTCCGCGAGTCGTCGGAAACAGCCTACGTCCTGACCGCGCCGAACTTTCCCAAGCATGGCGAAGGTTACATGTTCTTTCCGCAGGGCTTCCTCGTCGGACCCGACGGCGCGAGCGGCGGATGCCGAACCTTCATGGGAACCGCCGCGCCTACGACAGGGACGCATGGACGCGGCGACGAATGCAAGAACAGCGCTCCGTCAGTGGGCCAGCCGAAAAGCTGGCTTTGCACGGCAGCTGGGACGCCAGGTACGTGGGTTTCAACAGGCAACTTGTAAGAGGGACGGGGAAAAATGAGCGAAACGACTTGGACCGCAGAAAAGCTTTGCAAGCGACTTTATCGGAACGACGGGGCAAGGATCCTTGTGCTGTCGGGAAGCGCGGACGCGTCCGCGAAGATTGCGCGCGAGACCTGGGAGGAAGTGAAGGTGCGATGCAAGGATCCGTCCGCCCCGGGCGGCGAGCTTCGCGGGAATATCATCGCGTCCCTAAAGAGGGATACGGGGGAGCCCGTGGCCATGGTCGAATTTCGAGCGCTGACATGTACCGCTGACGTGCTCGAGCTGGCCATGGACAGATCGCATACCGTCTTCGCCGTAACGGATTCCGTCGTCTTTCGCAAGAAGGCCGAAAGGCAGCTCTTCGCCGCGTGCCTGGCGATGGCCGAAGATAACCTGAAAACGTAGACGTCCATCGAAAGGGCAGACAATGCATGTCAGACGAAATCATCCCGAAGACATCGGTCGAAGGCTCTTCTTCTGCGCCATCGCCGGCCTCGTCGTCGCTACCGTCATCCCAAGGATCTTTCGCGATCGGCACAGCGGCCTCAGCGGCTGTGACGTTGTTCATCATGGCGATGCTGTGGACCGGAAAGATTCCGTGGAACGAGTGGAAAGAGGCTGTCGGCGGCATGATCCTGCCGTGGCTCCCGATGCCGACGCTTGGGGACGCCCTGCTCCAGTTAGTGAAAAAACTTCCAGGTTTCGGCGGTAAATCGTGAAAATCTCGCACAATTTCGACCGGTCGGAGTTCGACTGCCACGATGGCACCGAGGTCCCCGACATTTACCTGAACAACCTTCAGGAGCTTGTCGACGGCGTCTGTCAGCCCATCCGCGAGCGCGCAGGACCGTTGGCCGTCATCTCGGGATGGCGCAGTCAGGAATGGAATCGCCGTGTTGGCGGGGCAAAGAAATCGACCCACCTGGACGCCGCCGGCGTAGACCTGCGACCGATGTCCATCTCCGTCGCGGAGTTGCACGCGCTGATCCTGGTCATGTGGGGCGCGAAGGCGTTACCCAAACTCGGCGGTGTCGGCCAGTACCAGACGTGGATTCACGTCGACACGCTCAAGGCGGCCGACGGCCATCTCCGACGCTGGCGTGGAACCGGAGTCGGCAGCGAGAACGTATGACCGCAGCGGAAGCGCTCGACGAAATCCAGACCGCGCAGCGCCTGGCGCAGATGCGACTCGGCGTCGACGACTTCCGACGGGCTCGCATGAGGCTGGCCCTGGCCAAGCTCATCGACCAGGAAGCTCTCGAAGACTGGCGCCTAGAGCAGGTGATCCAGGCGCTGGCCGAGAAAGCAGCGGCGCTGCGTGAGGACGACACGAACCCTTGCGCGGTGGTCTACCGGTGAGGCGGGCGGGCGAATGTCGCCAGCGCAGGCCACCTGGCACGCGCGCTACCGGGGCCAACGCGGCTCGCTGCATGAAGTCTGGACCGTCGATGAAGCGCTCGCCGGCCTACGTGCTCACCGGGGCGAGCGCCAGGAGTACTTCGACGGCGCCCCGGTGAGCACGTAGGCCAGTTGGTCGACGTAGACGTCGGATTCCTCGGAATTCGGCACCCATTGCCCGCCGTGAAATCTTCCGTGTTCGAGTTTCGCGTTCCACCAGCGCTCTTCTCGTTCCGCGCGCGGAACCAGGCATAAGAAGGCGATCCGCCGAAGGCGAAGGCGCAAAAGCAGGACGACGTCGGCTACCAACACGAAGACCCAGTCTTTCATTGCGTCGTTTTTAACGCAAGCCGTCTCCGCGTGCTACCTTCCGCGACGTGACCCCCGAAGACCTTCGCGCGCGCGCCGTCGCGCTGGACGCCGATGCCGAGGCCGCCGTCGCCCGCGGGGACACGGACGCGGCGGCCGTGGCCGCGCACCAGGCGGAACTCTGGCGAATCACCGCGCGCAAGCTGGAGTCTTTGATGGACAGTCGTTCGCCAGACGTTCAAGATAAGGCGATGACCCAAGACCAACTCGCGCGGCGGGGGCGCGCCGTGGCACTCACAGCCGCGCACAACGAGCTGCTTTCCGCGATCGCGAACGACCCCCGGTGGGGCTCCGCGCGCGCCTATTGCAAGAACTCGCTGCGTATCGCGCCCTCGTCATTGACCGGCTACATGAACGGCACGACCCCCTGCCCGCGGTGGCTCGCGGACCGCGTGCGTGCCGATTTTCCCAAGCTTTCATGGACTTGGCCCGCCGGCGTCGTGGACTGAAAGAAAGTTCTTGAACGTCTCGTGAACGTCTGGCACTGTCAGGTTCATGAAAACGACGGGCTGTTACCACTGCGGCGCGGACGAGATCCACGGCATCCAGAGCGATGGGACCGACAATGCTTGCGCCCCGCTGCGGGCGGCGTGGACCCGCGAGGAGGAGCATGAGGGCTACTGCGACGGCCAAGCCTCGAAGCGCTACGAAGCTGCAGCTTTCGGCGACCAGGACGACTGAGTCCCTTTTTTTTGCCCTTGCATTGAACGTCTACTGAACGCATATTGAACGGGAGGACGAGATGAAGAATCGACGCACCGGCCGCAAGACCCGCCACGACTTCCAGGCCATCGTGCCGACGGTCACTGAGGACCTCGCCTACGGCAGCGAGCCGATCCTGCCTCCGGTGACCCGCGAGGATGGCGCGCCGGTCTGTGAGATGCCCGAGCAGATCACCGTGAGCCTTCGGGTGTCGCTGTGACCCGCGGGGCGCGCATCTGGTACCTCGGAAACGACTGGAAGCTGGTCGGTCGCGCCGGCGTGTTCGTGGAGGTCATTCGCGGCGGAGTCCACTGCATCGTGCGTTGGAGCAACGGCGCTTACGGAATTGTCGACGGCTCGAACTTGGGGGTTTTGTCATGAAGCGAATTGCACTGTTCCTGATGTTGGCGGTCGGTTGCGGCACGGCGGAATCGCTGGAAGTGGTCGAGGGCGCGGCGGTCCTGTACGCCGAGACTCTACAGGCGTCGGCCGATGAGCTGACCGCAGAAGTCTACTTCACGGAAGATGCGCCGCTGCTGTCGGTGCGCGGCCCCGGGGACATGGAAGTGTCGATGGTCAGCCGCGAAGACGACGACGCGACCTTTGACATCATCCGCACGCCGACTTCAGTTGCCGTGCGCCTGCGCTGGTCAGGCCGCCCCTGGCACGGCGACGTGAAGTTCCAGGTGCGCCGATGACCAGCCTATCGTCGCTGCGCAACTGCAGCTGCGACAGGTGCGTTCGGAGGCGCAAGGAAGGGCGCACGATCGCCCTGCAAAACGTCGCGCTGGTCTGCGTCTCTGCGGTGGTCTGCATCGTCGTGGGGATCATCGGAGGCTACATGTGGGACGCGGCCCTGGAAGCGTGGCTGCGATGAAACACAAGCGGAAAGACAGAAAGGGCTACTCGTTCGTTGCTAACGCGAAGGGGGACGTACGAGAGACCCGTGTATGGGGAAACCCGTCGGGGTATCAAGCTGGGGACATCGTCATCGCGAAGGCTCGCAAGAAAGTCACCGTGGGCGAGCTTCGCGCCGCTCTTGAGACCGTGCTTCGTTTTCTGGAGCGCCGATGACCCGCTACCTTGAGAACCTCGGCTCACCCGAGGAACAGGACGCAGCAACGCTGTCGGATCTCATCGCGTGCCAGGACTGGAAGGGCGTCGCTGATTCCCTCGAAGCCGGCGACACGATTCCGGTACGGGTGATGAGCCAGACGGAGGGCGAATTCGTGCTGGCGCGACTGGCCTGGTGGCTGCGGATGGAGCTGGTGGAAGGGCACTGGTACGTAGAACAGGACGTGGAAGGGAAGGTGTTCCAGTGAAAACCATGGACGACGTAACGAGGCTGGCGAAGGCGATGGTCGAAAAGGCCGGCGGTTCGACGAGCGAGAAAATCATCGCCTGGCTGGACCGCGAGAGCGCCGCCGATGCGCAGGCCGCGCCCGAGTGGATGGGGGACGATCTGAACGACCTCGCCGAGGTCATCGAGCTGCACCCGGCGGCCACGTGCGAGGGTTGCATCCCCTGGCAGTCGTGTCGCATTCACGGCACCAGCTTCGTCAACGACGAGGAAGTGCGATGAAAGCGATGAACACCCACTGCGAGATGTGCGGCGAGGAGCCCGCGACCGACGAGGAAGTGGCGGACCTGTACGAGCGCATCGAAGCGCTGGACGCTGATGTGATTCGCCTGGCAGGGGAGAGGGATGCGGCGCTGGCGAGGAACGAAGCGCTCGATGCGAAGTGCGCGCTGCTGGCGGCTTCGCTCAAGAAATCCGACGCAGCGGCGGCGGAGACGCCGCGACAACTAGCCGGCGAACGATATGCGTCGTTCCTGCGCCAGTGCAACGACTGTGGCGAGGGATGGCTCGGGGTTCATGAGTGCAAGGCAGCGGCAACAGGAGGTCCACGTGAGTGACGAGAAGGCATTGGCATTGGCAGGGACGCCCGCGGCAGTGAGAACTGCGGGTTACTTCAGTGATGAGCAAATGGCTCTAATCAAGAGCCAGATCGCTCCGAAGGCAACCGACGCCGAGTTGCAGCTGTTCCTGTACCAATGCGCGCGCACCGGCCTCGATCCGCTTTCGAAACAGATCTATGCCATTTGGCGCAGGCAGAAAGGCGACGACGGGCGGTACTACGAAAAGATGACCATCCAGACCGGAATCGACGGCCTGCGCCTCATCGCGGATCGCACCGGCCGCTATGCCCCCGGGCCAGAATGCGATTTCGACTACAACGCCGAAGGAAAGCTGACCAAAGCACGGGCGCACATCAGAAAGCAGACAAAAGACGGCACTTGGCACCTGGTGTCGGCGACGGTCTTCTGGGACGAATACACCGCCGACAACACGATGTGGAATCAGAAGGGCCACGTCATGCTCGGCAAGTGCGCTGAAGCCGCTTGCCACCGCAAGGCGTTCCCCGCCGAGACGTCCGGGCTGGTCATCGGTGAGGAGATGGAGCGTTCGGGCGACGTCTCATACACGCCACCGCCCGCGAACGACGCGCAAAAGGCTGTCGCTGCGACCACGGCGAAGGCGCCGAAGCGCCTCACGGTGCAATTGGAGGCCCCGCCGGCAGCGGAAGCCCCAAAAGCGAAGGCGCCTACTCCTGCCTCGAGTGCCTCGTCGACCACGACGAGCCAGGCGGACAGTGCCCTCAGTGCGGTGCCTACTGCGTCTAGCGCCGTCGACGCCGCAAAGGCCGTGTCCCCCGGCGCGGCCGAGCGCGAGCCGGGCGACGACGGCGACGTGAGCGCCACGGAAACCACGGTCCCTGTCTGGACCTGGGATGACCGCCGGTCAGAATGGCTCGTCGGTACGCCGGCAATCCAGCGAACCAATCAGCAGAACAAGGCGATGCGCGGGATCGCCGCCGAGCTGGGGATGTCCGACAAGGAACGCAAGGCAGCCATCTGGCATCGCTACAACAAGAAGTCGTCCGAGGAACTGAGCGTTGACGAAATGGATGACTTTCTCGACGCGCTTCGGGAGCGGAAAAATGGATCAGGACGACGAGCCGGATCCTCTCGATGAAGTCGACGTGGTCGTGTTCGAACCGAAGATCAAGAAATGGAAGGCGCAGCACAAGATCGTGCGCCAGTCCCGATGCACGGAGAGTCAGCGTCGCTGCCTTGCCTCGCTGAGGCTGGAGATCGGGTTCTACGGCGACGAGTGGGAAGAACGACTCGGCGCCTACTGCAAGAAGGAACTGCGCGATCTGAGCTACGCCGAGGCCGAGGACCTCGAGAAAAAGCTGCGCATTCGACTGCGCGACAAGGGAACGCTGTTCGCGAAGCGGGAGCGCCAGGAGCAACGATTTCAAAGGGGGTACACATGAGCGCACCAATGACAGACCCGAAGACCTGGGCATCGCGCGGACGCTACCAGGCATCGGCAGCAGGTCACAGTGCCGCAAGTTGGGCAGTGGCTCAGAAGATCCTGCGCAGTTTCGGACTGCGCGACACGTGCCCACCGAGGGCACTGTCGCATCGAAAGTTCAGCGTGACGGTCGTTGGCCGAGACGACGGTCAGGACCGAGGGGAGCGAATCGTCGAGTGGATCAACGGGAAGTGGAAAGTGAGCAAAACGCCATGAGCAAGCTGCAGAAACAGGTCGCGGATTTTCACGTGGCCATGGGCCAGGTCGACGAAACGCCGCCGCATGACCCGAGTCAGGATGTGCGGATGAAACGAGCCCTGATCTGCATCGAAGAGTTCATGGAACTTGGCGTGGCCCTCGTTGGTGCCTACGACTGTCGCCGTATCTGCTCAGAGATGGTCGACAAGGTCACAAAGAAGCGCGGGTTCGGTGGCCAGGGCGGTCTGGTCGAGATCGCCGACGCGTGTTCCGACTCGTCTGTCGTGGTCACGGGCACACTTTTGGAGTGCGGAATCTTTGATGACCCGTTGAACGACGAGGTCATGCGCTCGAACATGGCAAAGGAAGGCGGCGAGGTGGACGAGTGGGGCAAGTTCCAGAAGCCGCCGGGCTGGACGCCGCCGGACATCGAAGGCGTACTCCGAGCGCAAGGGTGGGACGGACGGTGATCGAAATCCCTCTCACACGCGGCCAAGTCGCTCTGATCGACGACGACTGCGCCATCCTCGCCGGTTTCAACTGGCGAGCGACTTGGCACCGTTGTGTAGAAGGCTTCTACGGCGTTCGGTCCGCGACCATCGCGCCCGGTAAGCGTTCGTCGCAATACCTGCACCGTGCGGTCATGGAGCTGAAATTAGGGCGCCTCCTCCTGCGGTCGGAGTTCATCGACCACATAAACCATGCGACGCTCGACTGCCGCAGCGAGAACCTGCGGAGGGCAACCCGCGCCGAGAACAACAGAAACGCCCGACTCAGCCGCAGAAACACCAGCGGTTACAAAGGGGTCTCCTGGGACCCGCAGGCTCGTAAGTGGGTCGCTCTCATCATGGCCGACCGGAAACGCAGGTTCCTGGGCCTGTTTGAGACTGCCGAGGAAGCCGGTCGTGCCTATGACGCCGCCGCTCGCGAGCTTCACGGTGAGTTTGCGCTCACCAATTCTCAGATGAAGCGATAGAGGACCGAAAACCGCAGAAGGAAGGATAGGAACATGCAAAAAAGGTTGTTATGTACAATGATTTCAGTCGCGCTATGGGGCTGCAACGAACCGGTCGAGACCGAGACGAAGCAGAGCGCTACGGAGTACGTGGAGTGCTGGACTGGCCCCGGCGGGATCCAGGAAACGGGCGTCTGTCACCCGAAGCCGCAGAACCTCCCGCCGGACATGTGGAGTTGCGATAACGATGAGATCGCGAAGACGCATGGACGTCCGGGATGGGTCGTGATTCGCACGATGCCAGCGACCAATGCCGACTTCAGCAACCCGAGTGGCTGGTGTGTGGCGTACACGATTCTGAACAAACACTGCTACATGCGCATCGCGACCACTCCGACCAGCGGAGGGTGGGACACTCTGAACGACCGCATTGCCTGGACTCACAACCGAAGCGGCCGGCGGTTGACCGCGTTCGCTGGGCTCGTGTTCACTGGCGCTCAGGCCAGCTCGTCAGACGGAAGGCGACGGAATTACGACTCGATGAACGCGCCGGGTTCGGATGGGATCACCAGTCTCGCGACTGACGATTGTGTCCAGATGGCGCCGTTGCCCCCGCCGGTGGATCAAAAAGACTGGGTGTGCGCCAGCAACGGCGGCTACTGCCGTGGCAAGGACTGGACAGACCCTGACTGTCGCGCTCTGCAAAGTTCAGGGTGTTGCGGCATTGGCCCCGTGGACCCGACGGATTGCACTGCGAAGTACCCGACGGAGTTCCCTGGGTATCCGGACACATGTGTCTGCCTTCGCCCAGCCGGAGACCCGCCACCGCCGCCAACGGATCCGGTGCCGCCGGTCGTCTCGTTTCAGTGAGCTGGTGACGCCTTACGAGCGCGCGCCAAGCGTTCTATCAGGCATTCGATCTCACGTTCATCGCCGGTCGGTTCCAGCACACAGGCGGGGCTGGCCGGCGCTTCCGACGCAGTATCCGCCGATCCAGCATCCATCGCTGAACTAAAACCCCCGGGACTCGCATCGCCGACGCCAGCAACCAAGACGAACGCGATGAGCGCGATTAGTTTCATGGGATGGTTTTAACACAGCCAGCCGGGGCTTCGTACCGGCGTTTGCCCAGTCCCGAGCAGGGGGACCCGTCGTAGGCGGACTGTGGTTCGAACCCGCAGATGGGCGCTGCAAGTTGCACTAACTGCGCAATCTTCATACAGGCTAAAGCACACATCGCATTCGCACCGATGCAAGCGCCCCCTCCTTAGCTGGATCGGGCGCTTTCTTTTCGCCCTAATCCTTACCGACACGACACCACATTGGACACTCGGACGACTTCGAGGCGAAGCACGCGCTGGCGTGGCTTGCCCACTGAATCGGCGCCAAGCGCGCAAACGGCGGCCGCGGCGCCCCCGGCGATCTCGTTCGAGTCGCTGTGGGCGCGCTACTGGCGCGAATTCGCGCGACACCAAAAGTCGCGGCGTGACAAGGACCGCATCGGCAAGCTACTGGTGAAATTCTTCGGGGCCCGCGCGGCCATCGAGATGACCACGGCCGACTGCGAGGATTACCGGGACTGGCGCCGTCGGCGGCAAACGCGCCTCGGCGACGTCGCTCAGCCAGGGACGCTGAACCGCGAGCTTTCGGTGCTGCGCCACGTGTTCAACTGGGCGGTGCGCGGACAAATTCTCAAGTACTCACCGCTGACCGCGCTTGAGATGGAACGCGAAGACAATGTGCGCAAGACGAAGGTGCGCGGCGAGGCCGAGCTGCAGCTCATCCTGGCCGAACTGTCGCCGCTCTATCGCGCCCTCACCCTCGTCCTCATCGACAGCGGACTGCGGCGCATGGAAGCGATCGCCTTGCGCTGGCCGAGTCTCGACACCAAGCGCGGCATTATCGAGCTATTCGAGACGAAGAACGACGAGCCCCGACGCCCTCGCCTATCCGCCCGCGCTCTGGCGGCGGTACTCGCCCTACCCCGTCACGGTCAGTTCGTATTCGCATCGGAGCGCAAGCGCGACCACGGCCGCCACGTCAACCCCACGACGGCCCTGCGCCACCTCCAGGCAGCCTGCGACCGCGCCGGTGTCGCCCCGGCCATCGGCGAGAACTGGACGCTTCACGCGCTTCGCCACAGCTTCGCGTACCTGCGCCGGGTCCGCGACCGCATCCCGGAGAAGTCGGTGATGTTGCAAGGCGGCTGGAAGACCCGCGCCGCATTCGACCGATACGGTATCGGCGACGACACCGAGACGGAAGAAATGTACCGGGTCATCGACGCGAACATTGCCGCCGACGAACGGACTCTCGCCGCCACCAAGGAGTCGCGCCGGCTGGCTCGCCGCGCGCCCGAAGACGCCGAGGAATCTCGCCGCAAGAGCAAGTAACCACGCATACATCGGGTCCAGTGTGGACAAAGGTGGCGGAACATAGGTCGGCCAGGATGTATGCGCAAGTGGTTTTTTGTGACATTGCGCATTTTTTATAGCGCCCCAGAAGTTCGGGATGTAACTTGACGTTGCTGGCCCGGATGTCGTCGGAATCACGCCTACGGTTTTTGCTCCCCTGGCTCCGCATTAGCGCGTTCCGACCGGCCAGCACCTTTCGATTCGCGTCGAGACAGGGGGGCTCTTTTTGTGCTGGAGGGCCTTTATGACGGACCGCGCGCACCTACGTTTTCCTAAGACGTCGGCATGTACACCGGAGCCCAAACCGGGCTGCAACGGGGTCGCACATCAAGCATCCTATCTCGCTGGGCCCGGAGATGGGAAGTCTGGTTTTTCGAAGGCCTGCGGTGCAGAGTCCACGACCGCAGGCCCGGTAGCTCAACGGATTGAGCAAACCCTTCCTAAGGGTGAGGCTGCAGGTTCGAGTCCTGCCCGGGTCACAGAAGAGTGGCGCCAGGTCGTCGGCGTCCCCGAGTACGAGGTCAGCGACCAGGGGCGCGTCCGCCGTGCTGGCGCTGACCGCGTCTTGAAGGGGCGACCGAACGCAAGACACGCCGACGGGCGCCCTCGATACATCATCGTGGATCTTTGCGTCCGCGGTGTACATCACGACAAAACGATCCATTCACTCGTCGCCGAGGCGTTCATCGGCCCGCGACCTCCCGGTTTCGAGATTGATCACAAGGAGAACGGCGGGACCGACAACCGCCTCTCGAATCTCGAGTACGTCACGGGCAAGGAAAACAACCGGCGGCGCGACCTGCGGCGGGCGCTCGCCAGGGCGGTGTCACATGTGTGACCTCGACGCCGAGATGTGCGCCGTCTGGGTCGAGACGGAGCGGCGCGCGCGTAAGCGCCACCGGTGCTGCGAGTGCGGCACGGCGATACCGAAGGGCCACGCCTACGTCCAGATCAACTCGGTCAGTGGCGGGTCGGCCGGGACCAGTCGCCGGCACGAAGCCTGCCACAAACTCTGGTACTGGGTATCCGACCTGGTCTGCGGCCAGGCGGGCTATTCGACGCTGGGTGGGCTTTGCGAAGAGGTCCACGAGGCGCAGGAGTCGATGTGCGATCTCCTGCCCGACGAGACGGTCAAGGCATCCAGGTCGCCGCATGGCCACGACTTGCCGAATCCGTTCCTCGAAGCCTTCGAGCTGATCCAGGTGACTTACGAGGCGTTTGACGCACAGGCGGCGAGCAAATGAAGTGCCTTGAGTGCGCGAACCTGCGCGTTCATATCGCTGAGCTGAACGTCGACGTCGCTGAACTTGAGGCCGAGATTGCGGGCATTGAATGTGACCCAGAGGTCGTAGCCGTCGGCCTCGAGAGCCTAGAGGAATTCAAGTCCCTGGCCCGCCTCTGCGCTGACATGGACTGCGACGAGGAAGCGCACCGCTACTGCACCCCGTGCCGCCGCTGCGAAGCGGAGAAGCTGGTGAAGTGATGAAACTGATGCTTCTCACGAAGCGGCACCGCTGGGAACGCACTTCCTGCGATGTCTGCGGCCGCCGGAACCATTGCGCACCGTTCGTCACGAGCGCCCCGACCGCCGGTGAACAGAGGCGCATCGACATCTGCGCCCCGTGCCTGCGCGAGGCCGTGAAGGTCGCGACCGAGGGCCGAAAGCCGGTGTCCCGATGAATTCGCGACCCGCAGTTACTCCCGCCGCGCGTGACGAGCTGGAGGCAATCGCCGATCGCTACCTGGCCGGCGAGATCACCCGGAAGCAAGCCGAAGCCGCAGCTGCGCGCGTGGCGCTCCGGGGGTCAAAATGATGGGCGTCGCCGACACGCTGGAACGAGCAGCGAAGCTCATCGAAGACGGTGTCTTCAGGTCGCTGTACAACGCGATCTCTTTTGCCACGGGCACCGACCACAAGCTCTACTTGGATTGCTTGGACGCCGTGAGCACCAGGCGCGGGGCATATGACTCCGCCGCTGTCACTGCCCTGCGCGCTGGTGCCGCGAAGGCGAGGGGCGAGACATGAACGCCGCGCTCTTGTCGTCGGAGAACATGGGGTGGCGCACACCGCCTGAATTCCTGAATCTCGTTCGGCGTGTGTCTACCACCGGTAGAATCGCACTTGACCCGGCGACAACGACCGACAATCCAACCGAGGCGGACGGCATCTACGCGCACCCCGTGGCAGACGGGCTGAAGTGGCCATGGGAAAGTCGCGGCCTCGTCTACTGCAACCCGCCCTACGGGAGGAACTTGCTCGCCTGGTCGGAGAAGTTTGCGTCCGAGGGAACAAGCGGCACCGAGCTACTTACGCTGACCCCGGCGCGCACCGACACGCGTTGGTGGAAGAATCTGACCACCGCGCATGCAATCTGCTTCCTGTCGGGTCGCCTGATGTTCTTGGAACAGCGCCCAGACGGATCCTGGGGCCCCGCTCTCGATAAGAAGGGCAAGCCCATGCGGGCGTTGTTCCCCTGCGCCGCAACCTACTGGGGGCCGCGGGTCGATCGCTTCGTCGAAGTCTTCGGGTCGCAGGGCTGGGTGGTGAGGCCGTAAATGGCGCACATCCGGACCATCAAACCCGCGTTCTTCGTGAGCGAGACGATCTCGCAACTCACCCACGTCCAGCGCCTGGCCTTCATCGGTCTCTGGACCCTGGCTGACCGCGATGGCCGCCTCGAGGACAAACCGAATGTCATCCGCGTCCAGCTGTTCCCGTACGAGACAATGGAGATGGATCGCGAGCTGGACGCCCTGGCGGCGAAGCGACTGATCCGCCGGTACCAGTCCGGGTGGCGTCGGTATATCGAGATCGCCGGCTGGAAAGAGCACCAGCGCATCCCCGCTAACGAATCGAAGTCCATGATCCCCGCCCCGGCGGACGACTTGGCAGACGATCCGGCGGAGAATGACAGTGCACCAGCTGATCACCAGCTGATCGCCAGCTGCACGACAGATGAAACACATCCCGAGGCGATGGACCTCAGGAAGGGAAGGGAAGGGAAGGGAAGGGATCCGGATCTCTCGCTTCGCTCGAGTCTCCCTCTTTCTCTTTCCGGCCTAGAAGCTTCCGGCTCTGATCCGGATCAGACGTGCGCGCCTGTGGGCAGGTCTGCGTCAAAGGCGCTGGCGATTCGGACCCAGGGCCCAGGGCCCGCGGAAGTCTTCGCGCATTACCGCGGCTATCACTCGAGGGCGTTCCCGGCGCCGAAGTCCGGCACGAAGGAGTGGGGGCAGATCGCCGCCCGGCTGCGCGAGGGCTACAGCGTCGCGGACCTGTGCCAGGCAATCGACGGCTATCACCGGTCGCCGTACCACTGCGGCCAGAACGAGTCTGGGACGAAGTACCTGGACCTGAACCTCATCGTCCGCACCGGGAGCCACGTGGCCCGTGGCATCGAGCTGGCGCAGCCACAGCAGCGTCCGCCGCCCGCGCGTTCGAAGCGAGAGACGGAGCAAATGGGGCAGATGGTCAGGCTTGCGCAGGGGGGCGTCGGCGATGAAATGGAGTGAGGACGGAGTCAGATTCACGGCGGCGATCTCCGAGATGTTTCTCGGAGGCGGACGCGGGGTGCCGACTGATCCGGAGAAGCGCGCTTACTGGCGGGTGCTTCGTGACCTTGACATCGCGCAGGTCGAAACCGGGTTCATCGAGGCGCGCAAGACGAACGGCACCGGGTTCCTGCCTACTGACGGCCGCGTCCGAGCCTGCGCGCTGAAGGAGGACCGCGAGCCGCCGTATCACGCGCGTCTCCAGCTTCCGGCGTTCGAACCCAAGGAGCCGTGGCCGGAGCCGTCGCCAAAGATGGCCGCGCGCCTGGAGCGTCTGACCGAGGGATTGGCGAAGTCGAAAGGAGCACCATGAAAGCCGAGTTCATTTGCACGAAACCGCGGGCGCACGCCCGCTGCCAGAAGTGCGCGGAGTGCAACGCCTACTTCGCCAAGGTGAACGAGATCGGCATTGCCGGTGGCAGCACCCGCGAGATGGCTGCGGCGTTCGGGGTCTCGAAGATGTCGGCCGCAAACCTCTGGCACCACTGGAAGCGCCGACGAGCCATCTCACTGGGCATCGCGGTGAAGCCGCGCAAGCGCTTCAACCGGGCGTCCGAGCGCGAGCCAATGCTTTCAGGTCCGCGCCTGCGGTGCGCGTGTGGTCTGACCGTCGACAAGGACCACGCGGCCGACAAGTGCGACATGGGCCTCACAACCACGGGGCTGGGCTCGCAAGCGGGGCTCGTGTGGTGAGCCCGCGCGCCGAGTATCTCAGGGAGCGCTACCTCGAGTTGCGAAGCAACGGCCTTTGCGTGGGGTGCAAGGGACAGGCGCGGCCGGGACTGGTGCGCTGCCAGAAATGCGCGGACAAGTGCCATGCGTGCCCATCGAGCCGAGGCGAGGCGAAGAGCAGGACCAACATGGCATCGAAGCACGCACGTCGCGCCCGAGGCGTCTGCATCGACTGCGACGCCACGCCGCAGGTGTTCACGGAAGCATGGCGACTCGGTCGGAAGTCGTGGCGCTGCGAGAGGTGCAACGCTGGCAGGCGAAAGGTGGCGGTCTGATGGAATGCACAAAACCTAGGCGTCGGTACGGGCGCGACACCAGGTGCGGGAAGTGCACCGCGTGCTGGGAATGGCAAACCGCTGGCTGTCCGCCGGCGGATGACATTGCCACGCTGAAAGCGGCGAGGGACGCGGCTGAGGAAGCGCTGGCTGACGCCAAGTACAGATTCGACCTGGCGGATCGCGCGCTCGAATCAGCGAAGCGAGCGAAGGCCATAGCGGAAAGGGAGGCGGGAAAATGAGCGACAAACCAAGTCTGTGGGTCGAGATCCCGTTGACACAGGGGCAGGCCGCAAAGGTCAGTCATGAATTTGCGGCGGTCCTGTCCAGGTCGAGATGGCACGCGCTCTGGGACCCGTGCACGCGGTCCTATCGTGCCAAGCGCACAGTATGGAACGGCAACGGATACGAGACCTTCTTCTTGCACCGAGAGGCCGTTGAATTGCGTCTTGGACGAAAGCTCTTATATGCCGAGAAGGTTGACCATCGCAATCACGACACTCTCGACTGCACGGACGGCAACCTACGGGTCGCCACTAACGCTCAGAACTGCCAGAACGCACGTCTTCGCCGCGATAGCACCAGTGGGTTCAAGGGCGTGAATTGGCATAAGGCCAGCGGTCGCTGGCGGGCCAGGATTGGAACGAATGGCAGCGTACCTCTCGGTTCGTTCGACACGGCCGAAGAGGCTGCTATGGCGTACAACGCCGCGGCGAGGGAAATGTTTGGCGAGTTCGCGTTGCTCAACGAATTGCCGGAGGCCGGTTAATGGAAACGAAATTCGTGGTGGAATGGGAGACGCCCGGCGGTCAACAACGCCGGTCGGTGGCGATGGCCAAGGCGAAGGCTGAGGCGTTCGCGGCGGGGCTCATCCATTTCGGCAACGAACCAGAGATGGTGACCTTGGTCGAGATGCTCCCGGTGAAGCCGACCGCGCGGTGGCAGCGGGTGAAGTGGTTCGTGGGCGACTTGCTTCGGGGGTTGGCATGAGTTGCGAGGACTGTGCGACCAACATGGGCCACGGCCATGTCATGGGGCACGAGAGCCGCGACGGGGAGGTGGCCGCCCTGAAATCCCAGGTCGCAGCGCTAAAGGCGGAGCGTGACGAGCTTGCGACCATGCGGGCGCGCCAGGCGACCATCATCGCTGGAATGATCGCCGCCGCGAAGGCGATCGCGGAGGAGCGGGACAGGGCGTGTCGGCAGCGCGATGAACGCGCACAAAGGGTCTTCGACCTGAAGAAAGAACGGGACGCGCTGCGGGCTGCGTTGGAGCAGGCGCGACGGTTGCTGTGGGAGGCGCCGCTGACACAAGTCGTGTCGGTCGACACAGCGGGTGATGCGTGGTTCGAGCGGGCCGCTCAGTGCGAGAAGGCTCTCGCCGCCCTCCAGCGGCCCGCGGGCGAGGCGGGGACGGCGGAGAAGCCGGAGAGCTCGAGGGAGTCGCTCGTGCGCCTCGGCTGGCCCGTGCCGACAGAGGAAAGACAGCGGGCGAATCTGGCCGAGAACCTCGACGCCATTGAAGCAGAGAAGGAACGGGAGGCGCACAGGGACGAGGTTCGCGCGCGAAGGGACGGTGTCGAATGACCGCCGTAGCGTGCTTTCACGCGGCCAGGCGTCTGCTGCGCGAGAGGGTCGGCGAGCTGCAGAGCGCGGCGAATATCACCCAGCCATACGGCTTCGAAGTCGAGGGCATCAAGATCCTCCTCGCCGCAACGTGGGCAGCCGAGAAGGCGAAGGGTGGAAAATGAGCGACTTTACGGACATGACGTTGCATCGCCACGGCCCGCACTGCAAAGACTGCGCGGCCGTCAGGCTCAAGGCGTTCGAGGAGGCGCGACGGGAGGTGGCGGCCGTGGTGGCGTTGGCCAGAGTCACTGACTACGGCCGCGTCATCGTCGCGCTTCCGGTGGCTAACGTCGCCGCGGCATTCGACCGCCTCGTCGCAGCCGAGCAGGCGCGCGGGGCGAAGGGAGGGACGTGATGGCGCATGAACGCCCGGGGTACGGGAGCCACGGCGGTTACCACTGGCACTGGTGTACCGCCGCCCTCGCCCTGGCGCTTTCCGGCTGCGGGCTGCTCTCACGCACGACCGTGACGAAGGACAGCCACCAGGAAGCCGCGCGCGTCGCTGTCGCCGAGGTCGCCGCCGTCGAAGTGAAGGCCACGGCCGAGGCGGGGACGGCGGTCTGCTACCACGAGGGCGGCGAAGTCGCTGGCTGTCCGAATTGCGACCCGGCGGATAATGGCGGTGGCAAGTGAGCGCGCTGGTGTGTCCGCTCACCTTGTCGCTCCCGTGGCCGCACGGGCCGGATATCAGCGGGCTGATGCACATGCGACTCGATAAGCCGTGTTCCTGGTGCTTCGGTCCGGTTATGAGGCACTCCTACTGGCCCGTCGCCAGCAGGGCCTATTGTCGCGACTCCTGCCTTCTCAGGGCACACCGGATTGAGTGCGAAGAAGCGCAGGAGTGCGGCCGCGAATCCAGGGTTATGGGGGGCATTCGACCGCATCATCGCAGCCGAGAAGGCGAAGGTGCGAAGGGAGGGCTGCACGGCGAATTTGCGGTGACCAACTACCTGAAGCGGACCCCATGAGTCATGACCAATTCCTGCGCTGCGCGCGCTGCGGTTTCCCGTTACCGAATCCAAGCAACGGGACGCATGAGTGCGATTGTGGTCCAGGGCGCACCCGCAAATCGGGCCGGCACATGTCGGAGACGGACCATCGTAGGGCGCGGCGGTTGAGCTGGTTCAACGACGGCGCAGGTGGTCCACCGCGTCGACTTCGCGAAGCAATAGAGGCGCGCGAATGAAACTCGCCGCTCTCGCCCTAGTGCTTTCCGGCTGCGGGCTGCTGTCCAAGACCACGATCACTCGTGACCAGCACCAGGAAGCCGCGCGCGTCGCTGTCGCCGAGGTGGCCTCAGTCGAGGTGAAGTCCACGACTGAGGCGAAGGGCGGCACGCGGCGCACAGTGCGAACGACCCGCACCGTGAAGCACCCGGATGGCGTGCTGGACACGACTGTCATCGAAGAACTGGATGGCAGTTGGTTTGTCGCCGCGGGCGGTGTCGTCGCGAAGACTGAGGCGAAGCGCGAGGTGAAGGCTGACCTCGACAAATCAAAGGACGTGCGGGCCGAGACGAAGCCGCGATGGTGGCTATTCGGAGGCATCGGACTGGTTGTGATCGGGGTGATTTTGGCTGCGTGGAAAATGCTGAGAAAGGCGGTGCCGTTGTGATTGAAGTCGAAGACAGGGAACCAAAGGCATGGGCTCCGCCTGCGCCGCCATGGCGCCTTCACGTTCAACTATGGGTGCACGACTGGCTTCCTGCCATGCAGGCGCTGGCCGCCGCCGCGACCACGGCGGCGTGCTGCAAGTACCTGGTGTCGCCGTGATCGTGCTGGCGTGGCGACTGTTCTGCAAATGGGTGATCGGAACCAGATGGATGAAGCGGAGATGCCGGAGAGGGGAATACTGCCCGTCGGGGCATGAGCCGTCTCCGGTGTGTATCAACGCCAACTGCCGCGGATGCTGTGACGGAGGCTATCTACGCGACCACAGCAGCTGCAAATGCGAGCAGCGATTCTCGAAAGACGAACTCGACATGGTCAAGAGATTCCGCGATTCGAAGTATCTCGAGGGGGTGGTCATCCCGTGCGACTGGTGCGACGAACCGGCGATCACGTTCATTTCTCGAGGCCCACGCGAGTCGCGGCGGTTCCTTTGCGCCGCTCACCGATCCGACTACGACAGGGACCTATCCGACTGGTGGGCCAAATCTACGTGGCCCGGACGCGATCGATTCGCCCGATTGGAGTTCGAGGAAGTCTCAGCCCGGCTGCGCCGGTGGAACGAGAAGCGTAGATGAAGCTACCGCCAGCCGTGCCCTGCGAAGTCCACGGCTGCAGGGGCGTGATGCACCCGGTGGCGCACAGCCCGGACCGCCGGACATGGGAATTCAGCTGCGACAAGGGCGCGCACACTTGGGTGAGGTTGGCGCAGGGGACGAAACGCGCTGATAGCCAGCAGCTACCACATGACGCGGATGTGATAGTCAAGGGCACTTGACCAATCAGGGAACACATGTACAACTATACCCGTTGGATACCGATGAAACGCCGGAGCCAGCAGAGGTCGTGGATCGCGGAAAAAACTGCGCGTTCCAGTACGACGACGGGCGTTGGTGCATCGGATTTCGCACGGCTGACTCGCCGTTCTGCGTGGGGCATCGGAGGGCGATTCGGCCGCACACGACTGCCCCGAAGCTCACGGCTCGCCGGCTGCTCCAGCGCTTGCTCGGATGCTACTCGAGGGAGCTTGCCAGGCTCGCTGAACTCGAGGGCCTGCTGATGACTCGGGTCGAGGCAACGGAGGACACCAAGGAGAAGGTGGCCCTGCTCGAACGCGCCCAGGGGCTGGCGAGCAGGCGCTCCGAGATGTTCGCTCAGCTGACCGAGCTTGAAGACAAGCGGCAGCAGGCCGAGAACGGACGCATGCGGAATCGGATCGCTGCGCTCACGGCAGGGGCGAAAGTGAACTACCCGGAGGAGCTGCTGCAGAAGCTGCTCGAAGAGGGGAAGGCAGAATGAAGCCCGAGAAGAAAGCGAAGCCATGAGCAAGAAGAAGCGTGGAGTGATTCCCGATGGGACTGTCGAGGAGCTGATCGACACCTCACCTCCCGGCGAGGACTGTTTCGTGATCCCCGAGGCACCGCCGCCCGAGGCACAAGCCCCGTCGCCCGACGCGGTCAAGGCGTTCACTGCAGCCCAGGAAGCCGAAATCCTCGAGGCGCAGCTGAGCGACGAGGAGCGCGCCGAACTGAAGCGCTTCACCGAGGGTATGCAGGTCGAGGCATACGAGGAGCCTCCGAAGCCGGCCGAGCTGTACATCTGCGACAAGGGGCACGAGCAAATGGGGAACGGTGAAACCGTCGGCACGAACCACCATACCGGGAAGAAAGTCTCGACCGGGAATGTGTGCGTCGAGTGCCAGCTGCGCGACTTGGGGCGCTGCTACCCGACGCAGAAGGCGACCCCGAAACACGTGAAGAAGTCCCGGCAGAAGGCGGCCAGAGGCGCATGAAGCTGCACCGCGGGAGGGAGATCTTGCACAAGGCCCTCGCCGACTTGGGCAAGCGTGACTACTGGAGGTCGACGCCGGAGCAGGAACTGCTCGCCTCCGTCCAGCGCATCGGCGACGACGTCCGGCGCATGATCAGCGAAGGGATACGCCGCCGATGAAGGTCCGCTCCTACATCGCCGGTGTACGCGTACGTGAAGCGGCCAAGACCGTGAGCGGCTACCGCCAGCGAAGCGACCTCGTCCACGAACTGGACCGGGCGCTTTGGCTTATCAAGCGCCACCAGGGCGTCTTGGGTCGAGCATATCCCGTCGCCTCGGGACCGGGCTTCATGACGGTCTGGATGCCGACCGCCGAAGTCGAGGGCGGCTCGATAGAGATAGGGCTGAGCTATCGGGCGGGCCGCGCCTTACTCGCGCTGGAAACATGAAGGTCCGCTCCTACATCGCGTCGAGTGACGAGCGCTTCGTGTTCACGTCGTTCTGCCTGCAGACCGGCGTGCTCGCGACGGAGCTTCACGACCTGCTGCACGCCAGTGCGAAGCTGATGGTGGCCCTCGCTCCCCATGAGAAACGCGCCGACGGCTCCGACCTGCTGTACGGCTGGGCGGGGCGCGTCGGTGACGAACTGGTGTACGCGTACGTGAAGCACGACGTACGCAAGTTTCCGGTGATTCCGCGTCTCATGGAGGCACTTGGCTTCGACACGAAGAAGCCGCTGGTGGTCCGATTCAATTCCCTTGCGATGCGCACCGTGGTGGCTGCGTTTCGCTGGCCTGCAACGTTCAAGGAGAGTTCCCATGTCAGACGCGAAGAAACCGGACCCGAAGCAGCCTGAACCCACGCAGCCCGTGCCTGAGCATGAGGTGGGCATGGTCAAGGCCATGCTGCCCGGCGTGGGCTACGTGCCGGCGTTCAAGTGCCGGGCTGTGCTGCCTGCGAAGACTCAGGTGCCCGGCGTGGGCGTCGTGAACTACATGGACGGGCATTGGTTTCCGTCGAAGGGCGTGGCGTTCGTGAAGGCGCCGGGCAGCCGCGGAACCATCGTTCACCCTGCGCAGGCGCTGATTTCGATCCTGTGAGCGCCATGGTCACTGCCGACTTCGCCGCGCTCCAGGCCGATATCGAGGTCATGGCCAAGGCCGCGCTGCGAGCCAAGTGCCTCAACGCGCAGGTCGCCGATGGCGAGTGGACCACGGCGTACGTGACGAAGTCCGCGCAGCCTCGACCGATCGGCACCGTCGTAGCCGGGAGTGAGGTCTGGGGCATCTGCGAAATCGACCACAAGGCTCACGTCCTGTTCGGCGCGCACCGCTGCGTCGGGTGGGTGTCATGAGAGTCATCATCGTCGGCGGCCCCCGCACCGGCAAGTCCACGCTGGCCCGGGAGTATCGCGCCCAGGGTATCCCCACGTTCTGCGGGGACCCGCGGTCGATGGTGAAGGAGCCCGAAGAGGGCGTGACGTACTTGCCTGATGATCTCGACTTCTCGGGAGAGAACGGCGGCGCGAAGTGGATCGCGTTCCGGTGGTTCCCGATGGTGGGTCCTTGGGTCTGCGAGGGCCACGTCATGGCGCGGGCACTCCGACGCTGGGCGGATGGCATCCCGTTCGACCGGGCGCCCCCCGCAGACAAAATCATCGTGCTCCGCAAACAGCACGACGACGCCGTGACCAAGCCGGGCCAGGTGTCGATGCACAGGGCCGTGATGACCGTGTGGGATGAGATTGCCTGGCGATTCGCCGGCATCGTTGAGGAACGATGAGGACGCCAGACCGCTACATCCTCGTGACCCGGCCGTACGGCGTGTGGCGCGTCTACTGGAAGGCGCTGAATCCATGAAACAGAACAACGCAATCTCGTTCGTGAACTGCGCCGGTCGCGACTTCTTTGGGGGCGTCAGGTACGCAGCCGAGTTCGCCTGGCACTACGGCTACAAGCCGCTTCGCCTGCTGACGTCGCAGCCGAACTGTCTGATGGTGGTCCAGTTCAAATGGGGACAGCTGACCGTCGAGCTGGACGAATCCGTGCCCCGCGACGAGGGGCGGTTCGAGTGCGCGCGCAATCAGCCTGACGTGAGGCTGATTCACCTCGACGCGTTCGACCATGAGGCGTACGCGGCCAAGTGGGCAGCGAAGGACTTTCTAGATGGCTAGCCTGAGCGTCGCCATCTCCGGCTGGGCGCGCTGGACGCCGGTGGCGTGGGTCCAGGGGCAGCCCGGCGATGACTGGTGCGACGTGGCAGTGGCGAACCGCGGCGAGTGGCTCAGCCTCGTCGGGTTCTTCACAGCGCTGTTCCCGGAGGTGTATCGTGGGTGATATGAGCAAGAGCTGCTACGGATGCGCGCGGGAGAATGGCCACGAGCCGGAGTGCCCGGGTGATGTCCGGGTGCTGCCGTCGGTCGGCTTCGCCGAACTGGACAAGATGAAGGCGAAGGCGGATGCAGCGAGGTCGGGCTTCAAGCTGGTGTATCGCGGCGATTCGCTGGTCGATATTGAGCCTGGGCCTCCGAAAGGCGCGATCGCGGCTGAGTGTAGGGGGTTGCACGGGATATCCTACTGGATCAACCAGCACGCCTGCGGCTGCCCACCCAATGGAATCTTCGCCGGGTGCGTGCCTGGGAAGGGAAACGAGAGGCCGTCGACTGCGGCCGAGATTAAAGGGGTCGCTTGCGGCCATCACTGGACTTGCGCCACTCGAAGTGTGCATCGAGTTCCGAATGAACCTGGAACGCAGCCCATGAAGCCCTGACTCTAGCGGAAATCATGCGCCCAGCGCGGCGCGAGGAAGCGAAGCCCTGGGACCCGCGCCCGGGGCTGTTTCCCGTCGCGCTGGAGATGTTCGAGGATCCGACTCGGCACCGGGCGTGGCCCTGTGGCCGTGGTAGCGCAAAGACCACCACCGGAGGCACTGGGCTCGTCTGGGATGCCTTGCAGACGCCCGGATGCGCGGTCATCTACGCCGCCGACACCGCGGGTCGCGCTGAGGCGAACGAGTGGCGGCACCTGAAGGACCTTGCCGAAGAGACCGGCGGTAAGACGAACCTCAGCAAACTGACGATCGAGTGGCCGAACAAGTCGATCCTGTACTGCACCGGGGCCGACTCCGACAAGATCTTCAACCGCAAGGGCCGCGGCATGAAGTTCATGAAGTCCGTGCACCTCGACGAGTGCCAGGACTGGCGGCCCGAGGTTCTCCGGTACGCGGTGACCAAGGTCTTCGGCCCGCGACTCGGTGACCTCGAGGCACAGCACGGGGTCAAGGGCCGCATCACGATGAGCGGCACCGGGACAATGGACAGCGGGTTCTGGTACGACGTCTGTCACAACACAGCCTTGGGCTTTGGGGTCACCCGGGCTGATCAGTGGGGGAACCCGCACATCAAGGACCCGGACGGCGAGTTCCGCGCGGCCTGCAAGGTTGAGGGCGTCGAATGCATCGAGCTGACGGTGCCGGTTTACTCCCGCATCGGCGGTCGCCCGCGCTGGGTGGACTGCGCCGACCCGATGATGCGACGGGAGTGGTTCGCGGAATTCAACAGCGGCGGCGTGCTGCAAATCTTCCCGGTGGCGCTCGCGCTGCGCGTTCCCCGCGCCTGCTTGCCGACCCGGGACGTGTGCCTGGTCATTTGCATCGACTTCGGCACGGTCGACGCCTGCAGCGTGGGGTGCTGGCTCTACAGCCGCCACGACCCGTTCGCCTACTTCGTCGAGACTCACAAGAAGACCGGCCTCTCTGGCAGTCAGCAGGTCGAATACGGCCGCGAGTGGGGGCGTAAGTGGGTCGCGAAGTACAAGCCGTCCGAGACGCCAGTTCTCGTCGGCGACGGCGGCGGCCTCGGCAAGGCGCTCATCATGGACATCAAGGCCGCTGAGGGCATGTGGGAAGTCGACGCCGCGGAGAAGTCCGACAAGGTGCCGAACATCCGCTTCATGGCGGGCGACATGCGCACCGGCTACGCGCGCTTCGTCGATGACCTGCCGCAGGAGTTCTTCGACACCATGAAGCGGCCCAAGTGGAAGGACGGCCACGTCGGCGAGCTGATCGACGGGCACATGCCAGACGAGTTGGACGCCTGCTACATGGGGCAACGCAAGGTCAAAGAGCTGCATTTCTACGAACCGCCTCCCCCACCGGAGGACCCAGAGGTCGTACTTGAACGGAAGATTCGCGAACGCATGCGGCCGAAAGACGAGGGGAACCCATGGGCCTAGGAGCAACAACGACTGAACGCAAACTCGCCTGGTGGGACGTCCGCCCGAAAGATGAGACGGGGAAGGACCCGGCGTTCGGCCTCATCGACGAAATCAGCGACATTCGCGACAAGAAGACGCACGAGCACCAGGAGACGCGCTCGCTTCTCCAGCTCTATTTCTCGCGCCCCCAGTCGACTCCGACGACGGAGGTCGGCCCGATCATCTCGTGGTCAGGGCTGCGCAAGTGCGGGTTCAACATCATGGCCGAAGCGCTGGACACCGGCGTGGCGCGGCTGGCGAAGCCGTTGAAGTCCCGCATCGTCACCGTCGGAGCGAACAATTCCACGCTGCGCGCGGCCGCGCAGGGGAACCGCCTCATCGACGGGGCGCACGCCGACAACAATCTGCTGGGCGTCGGCACGCGCATGGCCTACGACTCGTTCCTGAGCGCCGAGGGCATGGGGTACGCGCTGTGGGAGCAAGACGCGAACGGCAACGCCCGCCTGGTCAAGCTGGACCTGTTCGACACGCACATCAGCGCCGACGGGGACATGGCCACGACGATCCGCTATCTCACGAAGCGCCAGGCGAAGGCGCTACTGGGGTCGAAGTCGCCGCATCTTCCAGCAGACCCGGACGGCCTGCGTGACGCCGCCATCGACGGCGCGACCATCGAGCACCCCGAGGCAATCACCGGCGTCGATTCGTCGTCGTCGGTGGAGATTGAGCAAACCATCCGCCTGCACTACGGATGGTGCAAGCCATGCGGCGAAAGCAAGGGCCGCGAAGTGGTTCAGCTCGACGGCAATACCGTGCTGTGCGACCGCGAATGGAAGCACCCGGTGTTGCCGGTGTTAAAGTTCCGCGCGTCGCTCGGGTTCCGCGACGGCGAAGGTCGACCGGTGGGCCGCTCCATTGCGCCGTACGCCTACTGGATCAACGGACTGACCCAGAAGCTTTACACGCAGATTCAGGCGCAGGTGCCGACTGTGGGCGCCGAAGAGGGCGTCACCATCACGACCCCGTCTGACGTGCCGTTCAACCGGGTGACGTGGCCGAAGGGTCGGCCCGCGCCAATCATCAGCATCCCGACCACGGTCAGCGACCACGTCATCCAGCACCTGGACCGCCTGCGTGAAGGCGCCTTGCGCGAGACGGGGCAGAACGAGGCGACGAGCGAGGGCACCCTGCCCGGTGGCATCGAGTCGGGCATCGCAATTCGCGAGTACCGCACCGAAATCGCGATTCGCCTGTCGCAGCAGTCGCATGCCTGGGCTGAGATGTGGGAAGAATCCGCGCGCATCCTGATTCACCTGGCGCCCGTGTGGTACGGCTCGAAGTCAGCCCGCGTTCGCGCGAACAACACCGATGCCCTCGAGGTCATCCCCTGGTCGAAGCTGAAGCTGCCAGAGAATTCATGGACCGTCACGATTCAGACCAGCGGCGCCCTGCCTGACAGCGTGGCCGGCAAGCTCGAGACTGCGAACACCTTCAAGGAAGCGGCGCCCGACCTCATCGACAATCTGGACATCGCGGAGATGTTCGAGAATCCCGACCTGAAGGCCATCTTCGAGCCGAAGCTGGGGCCACGCCGCCTGATCCGACTGCAAATCGAGAAAGCCCTCGAAGAGGCGCAGGTCTACGCCCCCGACGAGACGCAGGACGCGGCGATGGGCAAGAAGATGGCCGCCAACGCGCACGCAGCTGCCCGAGTGAAGGGCATCTACCCGCGCAAGAACCTCGACGCTCTGTTTCGGCTCTACCTGCTGTTCAAGGATCGGGCGGCAAGCGCTGAGAGCAGCGCCGTCGTCGCGAACCCGGGCGGCGTGGTCGACCCGAGCGGAGCCGCCCCCCTCGCCCAGCAAGCCGCAGCGTAACCAACAAGGAGATCACCATGTCCGACGAGAGCTCAACGACCCCGACCGAAGGCAGCGCATCCCCCGGCCCAAAAGATGCGGCGTCTGCCGCGCCGTCGGATGGGAATGTGGCCGCTGCGCCTACCGGCGAATCCGCGCCAGCCTCTTCGGCGAAGCCGACCGTGGACCTGGACACGCTTCTGGAACAGGCAGCGAAGGCGTCGAGCCAGGCGAGGGATGCGACCCGCAGGGCTGAGATCGCCGAGAAAGCCGCGAAGGACAACGCGGCGAAGCTGGCTCGCCTCGAAGGCCTCGAGAGCAAGAAGACCACGAACGTCCGCGAGGCAATCCGTGACCTACTGGGCGAGGGCTACAAGCCGCAGCAAATCATCGAGGAACTGTCGCTCGACGTCGAGGTGCCGACGGACCTGCCCGTTGCCGACCTGGTGAAGTCCGAGGTCAAGAAGGCCCAGGAAGCCGACGCCGCCGCGCGGGCGGCTAAGGAAGCCGAAGCTGCGACCGCCCGGGAAGCGGCGAAGGTTGCCGAGTCGAAGGCCATTCAGAACGAGTTCCTCAAGGAGGTGGACGCGTTCACCGACGCGCCCGACACGGCGGCCAAGTTCCCCCTCTCGGCGGCCTGGGCGAAGAAGATCACCCCGGCGCTGGTGCTCGACACCTTCCGCGCGCTGACGAAGTCGGGCAAGCCGAACGAGCCCCCGGACGTCATGGCGGCGATCGAAGCGGGCTTCCAGGAGGAAATTGACGCCACGCCGTTCGGGTCGAAGCGCCCGGCCGCCGCGGGGCCCCTGTCGATTCACGACGAGGTGCAGGCGGATCTGGACCGCATGGAGGCGCTCGAGCGGTCCTCGATGCTGGACGGCGAGCAGCCACTGAAGCGGGCCGACCCGAACATCCCAGCGGGGGCGCCCGTCCCGCACGGAAGCAGCGGCAAGAGCATCCACGACGAGAACCTGGAGTTGCTCGAAAAGTGGGACCGCGAGGCCGATCCGCGGCGAAGGCTGGGCTTCGGTGGCTGAAGCACCGGCGGCCACGGCCGAGCTCGAGATTCCGCAGGCCGAGTTGCTGCTGATGGCCACCGGCCTGCTGAAGTCGCCGACGAAGGTGCACCTTCGGGCGACGCGCACGTTCCAACGCGACCTGACGAAGGCGCTGAAGGCGGCACTGGCCCTCGAGGACCCGGCCAGGCTCTACGCGCTCAAGTGGGAGGGCGCGGCTTACTGGAAGCGCCTGCAGGCCACCGTGCACGATTACGAGGCCCTGGGCGGCGTCTGGGAGGATCTGCTTGGCCTCGAGTTGAGCGCCGGCTACCAGGGCGCCCAGCTGGCGGCGCGAGCCGAGATTGAGGCGCGCCACCCGTCGACCACCATCAGCACCGTGCGCGGGGACCTCATCGTCCCCTCGGACGCGCTGAGCGAGGGCTTGTTTGCGATCTTGGTGGACACGGTCGAGGATCACATGCGCCTGGTCCACGACTTCGCCGCGGGCGTGCTCATCTCGGCGCAGGTCCAGGTCTACGCGACGTGCTACCCCGAGGCGTACTCGTACCTGGGTCAGATCCTGGAGACCGAGCTGTCGCGGCTGGGCGCCGTGAACGACACGGCCGAGGAGCAATGGGTCCCTCCCATGTGGCTCAGCGACCAGATCAAGGTGATGCGCCAGCAGCCACTGGAGACCACCGTCGACACTGACGCAGCGAAGTCGACGCCAAGCCCCACGACCAAGAAGCTGGATCTGAAAGACCAGCTGCGCGACATGGAGACCGGCGCGGAGCGGGCTGCGGTCACGTAAAGCAGCCATTTACTGTCAAGCGGAGATTGCATTCAGAAGCAATACGTGCCAGCTTTGATGGGCAGACGGCGTCTGAGGCTCATGAGGCTGACTGACTAAAAGAACGTAGAGCACGGATGGTCCCGTGCGCAAGCCGGTGGAATCCCGGCGCCAATTCCAAGAGATCGGTCCGACAAAACAGAGTTCCTGAGCTTCGAAACAGAGATCCCCGGGCGAGCAGTCCGAGTCGATCCATTTCGAACCAAAGGAACTCAACATGGCCGATTTGACCCTTGGAGCGGTGACCCCGCTCTTGCAAAAGGCGTACGACGGTGACCCCGTCAAGACCGCCTTCGATCACGAAATGTCCGACGTTTTCCACTCGCGCTGCGAGCTGGAGTCAAACGGCGGCGGTGAAGCGATTGCCTTCGAAGTCATCTCCGAGGGCACCGCCCTCGCGAGTCCTGACTACGCGCTGGCCGGCGGCGCGATGGAGTCGTTCCGCTTCGAAATCACCCCCCGCAACATCCACTTCCGGGCGCGCGTGCTCCGCGAGTCGATGGATTCGGCGAAGGGCAAGGGCAGCAAGGCCCTGTACAACTTCATGAAGATGGCCCTCGACAACGCGATCGGCGTTGCGATGCGGAAGCTGTACCGCTGGGAAGCGGCCATCAACGGTGAAATCGGCGTCGTCACCGCAGTGGACGGTTCCACCTTCACCATCGACACCTCGCTGACCAACCGCCTGAGCGAAGACATGGTCCTGGTGGGCGCTGCGACCAACGGCAGCGGCAACTTGAACGGCGCCGACCCGGGCACCGAAGAGGTGGTCGAGAGCTGGAACGATGACACCGGCGTGGTGACCTGCACCAGCGCGGTCTCGTTCAGCGTGGGCGACACCATCTGGGAGAAGGGCGACGTCTATTACAACCAGGCGAAGCCTCGGGCCATCGCTGGCGCCTTCGGCTGGTGCAATCCGACCGCGGCCACCAACGGCGAGAACTTCTACGGGCAGGACCGGTACGACCATCCTCGCACGCTGCAGCCTCACCGTATCTCGCTGTCGAACATCGCGCTGCGCGCAGCCGTCTTGCGATTGGCCTCTCGGGCCTACTCGAAGGGCATCGCGCTCGACGTGGCGTTCATCCCCACGCCTCAGTGGACCTCGTTCCTCGAGACCAGCGACGCTCGCGAGATCGTGAACGTCAGCGTCACGAAGATGGGCTCCGGCAACAAGGCCATCGTCATCGGTGCGCAGGCGATTCAGATCAGCAACGGCGCAGGTGGGTCGATGGACCTGCTGCAGTGGCCGTACATGTTGGGCGGAAGCATCCTCGCCGGCAACAGCAAGAAGGCGCCCTTCAAGCTGATGTACACCGACAAGCTGGTTCGCCTGCACACCGACGGCCAGGACCTCTGGCGTCGGATCGAAGGCGGCATCCTGGACGCCGGCGAGTACAAGCCCGCGCTCGAGGCCGAAGGCGACATCCGCGTCTGTCTCATCAACAAGTGCCCGTCCAAGTGGATCGTCGGCACCGGGTTCACTGGCGCTGCGTAATCGCCGCAATTTCAAAGGAAAACCACCATGTCAGTCACTCTCCCCGGCACCGTTACTCACCTCCCGTCCGGCTCTCTGGAACAGCGCAACTCGGTCAACGCCGTCGTCGACCGCGAACTCTACAACCAGGCCGTCGAGACCGTCACGGCGACCGGAGCTTGCTCCGTTGCCGTTCGCACCACGCTCCTGGACGTCACCGGCACCGTGGCGTATACGCTCGCGGCGCCGACGTTCGCGGGTCAGTACAAGACCATCCAAATCATCACCGGCGCGAGCACTCCGATCGCTGACATCACGGTCACCGGTATGCGAAACGCCACCCAGAACGTGTGGTCCATGGCGACCTTCGTGGCGGCCACCGCCCCCCGGGCGGTGACGTTCTATTCGGCGGACGGCCTGGTCTGGGACGCGTTCGCAACCGTCGGCACCGTCACCGTGGCCTAAGCCATGTTCGGCAAAGGCAAGCTCGCCGTCTACGAAGAGGAGGCGGCAGACGAAGCCGAGGGCGGCGAGTCTGCCGATGCCGAAGAGTCCACCGAGGAAGTGGACTTCGGGGCAAAGCGCCAGGAGCTCCTGGCAGAAAAGGCCGGGATCAAGGATCTGGCCGCGTTCAAGAAGCTCCTGGCCGCCTGCAACGAAGGCTAACCAAAGGTGTCCCTGTCGCTCGCCCAGGCCCGCGCAAAGGTCCGAGTGCGGACCAGGCACGTCGGGGACACCGTCCGTCTCACTGACACGAATCTCGACATCATCCTGAACGACGTTTACCGGGAGCTTCGGACAGAGCTGCAGAGCTTGGCTCCGAAGCTTTACGTCGTGACTTCGAGCGACCAGGTAGTGACCGCGGGCGGGACGATTTCGCCAGTGACCATTTCGACCACGTTCGAGCAGGTCTATCTGCTGCAGCGCCTGAATGAAGTCAACGAGTGGGACTCGGTCGCAAGCGCGAACACCTACGATCCGCGCCAGCACGCGATGGGATGCAGCGAGGAGCGCCCGAAGTGGGAGCGTCGCGGAAGCGTCATCGTCCTGCATCCGGAAGGCGAAGTCGCGGGGACGTTTCGGCTGATGTACTACAACACGCCGGCGGATCTGGTGACCGGCTCGCCGAGTGACCCGTTTCTAATCCCAGTCACTACGGAGAACGTGCTCGTCGCTCGCGCCTGCGCGCAGGTCACCGAGGACGACGGCAACGACTCCGCTGTTTTCATCAAGCGCGCGGATCGCCTGCGTGACGCCGCTGCGTCGGCGCTCTGGAAGGAATACGGAATCACGCCTGACCTCGCCGGCTTCATGGAGGTGCTCGGGTATTGAACCTCCCGGACGTCATGCGGGCGATCCGCGAGGCTCTCACTGACTACCAAGAAGTGCGGCCGGTGCTGACCCTGCCGAACGGCGGTGCTATCATCGCGACCGCCGCGGGCACGCTCGTACCTCACGGCGTGACCCGCCGGACCCCGCGCGCCGCCTGGGCGCAGACCATCGGAAACGCAGCCGGCGGCGCAACCACCGTCGGGGAGGTGACTCGAACCCACGTCCGCGTCTATGCCGCGAGCCCGACGACCTGTCAGCTATGGGTGGCCATCTGATGAGCCTGACCGCCAAGCAGCAGATGCGCTGGTCCTGGAAGGGCGGCGTCCGCACCGACAAGCATGAGCGAGAGCTGTCGCCCGGCGAGTTGACCGTCGCCAAGAACGTGCGGCGCCCGAAGGACGGGCCGCCGCGCAAGCGCAACGGCTACGACCGGACGGCGATCAGCACGTTCAACGGCGGGACCTATGCTGGCCCTTGCACGGAGATGCTGCCGCACGACGCGCTTCTGTTTCGCGACACCAGCTCGCAGTGGTGGGTCAAGAACGAGACCGACGGCGAGGGCCACTTCCGCGGCCAGGACCTGCGTGCGACTCCTCGATGGTTCCGCACGGAAAATCAGGCCAACTTCGGGCGCGCCCACAAGCCACTGGCCGTGATGGTCGATTCAGACCTGTGGGTGTTCTCGCTCGGAACTGAGGTCGCCGGGACCACTGGTTACCAGTTGACGATCGTTGACCCGGTGACCAGGTTGACGAAGAACGAGACCCGCAAGGTGGCGGCCGACGGGATCGTGATGTACGCCGTTGTCGTCGACGACAGCAGCAATGTGTGGCTGTTCTACATCACGCACACCGCGCGCGAGACCATCATCGCGCACAAGTTCACGTCCGCTGCCGCTTCGCCCACGATCACGACCTACAACACCGGGAGCGGAGGCGGCGTCAACTGCACTTCGATCGACGCGCATAAGCTGGCAAATGGGACGATCGTCGTCGCTGCGTCCCTTCTTGAGACTCTCGGAGGATTCCACTTCTTCGGGCATTACGTATCCCTCCTCGATACCGGCACCGGCGCCATGGCGGTTGGAGCAATCTTCACGCCGGCCGGCGTGGTCGATACGAACCTTGGTGTCACCGGTGGCATGTGCATATTCGGCACCGGTGCATCGAACGTCTTTTACCTGTCCTACTGGCGTCCAGATTCTGCGGCGAACAAGGGACAGGTGACACTGCAGGCGATCAACGCGACCACGATGGGCAACACCGAGTTGTCGCTGGCCACCTTCGATCAGACCCCCGACACGACCATCGTCTTGGGAACCACCGGCGGCCACCTGGCTGCCAATGGGGACCGTGTGGTCTACGCCAGCCTGTCGCTCGACCCAACGAACTCGGCCGACGGAGGTCCGAGCTGCGTGACGAATCGGTACACCTACAACGGATCGTCCACTGCGACGTTCGAATGCGGCCGCAGCGCCTGGCTCGCGTCTCGCCCTTTCCAGGTCGGATCGTCTTGGTACTTCATCACGGGATTTGACGCCGGCGTCGACGAACCGCTGCAAAAGGGCTATTTCCTGCGCAGCGCGGACGGCGAGATCATCACCACGATCCTGCATCGCGAGGGGGCAGGCATCTTCCATGCCGGCGGCCTCGTTGACCCGCCTGACCCGAGCGGTGAGTACGTCTACCCCGATTACAGCTCGCACGTCGTCACTCCGATCGTGTCCGGGACCGACGTCATTGTTCCGCTGATGAGCGAGGGCCTCACGCTTACCAGTCCGTCGCCGACTGTGGTCACGATTTCGACAGCCGGCGAGACATACCATTCCGCGGCCCCGGGCGTGTCGCCGGGAGGCGTGGCGAAATTGGTGGGCAAGTCTGACGCCGTCCGCGAACTGGCGCCTTTGCACTTTCCGTACACACCTGTGTTCCTCATCAACGACGGAGGCGAGGTCACCGTCCACAGCACGAACGTGGTGACGATCGCGTATGGCACGAAGGACAGCGACGACAAGGTTACCTGGTCGGCGCCGTATCCGCTGTCCACCGTGATCTTCCACGTCTACACCGCAGGCGAGGGAGGCCCGTCGCCGCTTTACGTGCTTCGCCTCCCGACTCTTCGTCACGTGATTGGGCCGACTTGGATTGGCCTGTTCGGCTCGGTGGACGGCGGCACGGACCCGTACCTGCAGAAGTTTTTCGCCAACGATCCGACGGTGGACACGATTGATCTCGACGTTTACCCGCTGGACTGGGACGACTCTGGCGAGCTGCTCTACTCTTTCGGCGCGGCCCTCGAGAACGAGAGCCCGCCGCCATGCCGCCTGGCGATGGTCCACGGAGATCGCACGGTCCTGGGCGGGACCCCGGACGATCGCATCTGGACGTCGCAGGTCTACCAGGATGCCCGTGGCGCCGAGTTCAACGCAGCCTTGGCATTCCGCTGGCCCGAGGGCACTGGCGAGCTACTGGCATTCGCGTCCGACGGCGAGGCAGGCATGGTGCTCTTTCGCCAAGACAAGATCGCCCGAGTGCCCGGCAAGGGTCTCGACGGAATCGCGCTCAATGGCGCCTGGGAGGCCGTCAGCCTGCCCGGCGCAGATGGCTGCGACAATCCCGCGTCCGTCGTCAGCGGTCCCCTCGGGGTCTACTTTCAGCGCAAGGGAGATGGGAAGGTCTGCCTCGTGTCAGGCCAGCAGGTCACCCCGATCTCCCAGGGCTTCGACGCCTACCGGTCGGAGGTTATCACCGCCGCTGTTCACGACAGCACCAAGGGCGTCCTGCGCTTCTCGTGCGCCTCTGGCAAGCGCCTGATCCTCGACTACACGCGCCCCCTGCCAGACCAGCCCGCGGGGCAGTGGTACGAGGACAACAGCTCTCCTTTGACGGCCGCGCCGGCCGTTGGGTGCCAGCTCATCGACGGCGTCCCGGTGGAAATGGAGGCCGGCACCGCCGGCGCAACCGCCAGCTGGCAACAGGGCAGCGGCTGGAGCGACAACGGCACGGCTGTGCTGACCGACTGGACCACGGGGCCGTTCCAGCCAGCCCAGCCCCTGGGCGAGTTCGACACGTTCGAGATGCAGCTCTCATCGACCAAGCTTGGCGGCGATTCGGCCTACGCCTACACGCTCACCGACAGCGTCGGCAACACCGAGGCACACCCGGACGTGGCGAACGCGACTGCCGACGTCGCCTTCATGACGGGGCTCAACAGAACCCGCCATTTCACGCTTCGAATTCAAGAGACATCCGCGACCGGCGAAGGTCGAGAGTTCGACGGTGGGGTTGTTGAAGTCGGGGTCTACAAGCGCCCGCAAGACGCGCGCCGGAGGATTGGATAACCATGGCGACTCCAGGACTGGGCGGTAAGAACACCGAAGCGGGTAAGTACGCGCCCACTCAGGTGCAGAACAATCAGCTCGACTCCGAGAATCTCTACAACGAGATCCTCGGAGCGTACAAGCCGCAGCTGCAAGGGCTGATGGGGGAAGCCGCGGGCAATTCCCGCGCAGCTGAAATCGCCGCGCAGTCCCGTGGAATCTTCGACGACTTGATCGCCAAGGGAGTCGACCCGGGCGCCGCGCGCAAGGCTGCGCTGCAGAACGCGTCCGGCCAGGTGGACGCGCAGTTCCGCGCGTCGGGCGTCGAGAACCCGAACAACCAAGGGAAGAACGACCCCGCCGGCACGAACCCCGTAGAGTCGCAGGAGGTAAAGGACGCGCGACAGCAGTATCGAGACGGGATCACCGAGGGCAAGGAAGTCCTCGAGGGCATCAAGAAGGACACCACGAACGACCCGAACGCCCGGGACACGTTCAAGGCGATCGTTCCTGATCAGGTCCAGAATATCACCCCCGCCGCTCGCCTCGCCGCGACGATGCAGGAGGGGACCGCGGTCGAAGCGACCAACACCGCGGATTTGCAGGCTACCGCCCGTGGGCAGGGGGCCGGCCAGCAGTCCGCCGCAGCTCGCTACCGCCAGCAGATGTTGCGCGACTCGCAGACGATGAACGCGGCCGCCGCCCAGGCCCGCGGGAATGAGCGCGCGGGCGCCCGCCTGGCCGCGATCCAGGCGCGCGGCGAGGCCAGTGTGGCCGGCAACGCGAAAATCGCCGAATCGGACGCCCAGACCAGCCTGGCGGCGCAAGGGAAGGTCGCAGACTTCGACGCCAAGCGCAAGGAGCTGCAGGCGACCCTCGACGATGCCCGCAGGAACAACGACGCGGACCGGATCCAGGCCATCACGACCAAGATGGCTGATCTGGACCGCGACGAGCAAAAGGCAAACGCGGACATCGCCGCGGGCAATGCTGACCGGGGCGTCACGGCTGGCACGGCGAACAACGCCGCGGCTCTGGCCGCGAATGTCGCCGGCGGCGTCCAGGACATCCAGCAGGCCGAGTTGCGCATGAAGGCGCAGAAGGCCATCGAGGACAGCGCGAAGGGCCTCCTGAACGAGGACAGCCGTCAAGAGGCGATCGGAATCGCCCGTCGGCAGATCGCCCTCGAGGAAAAGCGCCTGGCCAGCCAGATCAGCGAGGCCGAGCGGGCTCAGGCCAGTCAGAACCGCGCATTCTGGACCACGACCCTGACCAGCCTACTTGCCTTGGGCGTCGGCGCCGTGACCACGCCGGCCGGGGGCGCAGCGGCCGCCGGAGTGGCAGGAGCCATCGCGGCCGCCCACGGCGGCGCGGTTACCGCAGGCCGCGTCGTCCACGTGGGCGAGGCCGGGCGCCCCGAAGTCATCGTGCCCATCAAGGGCAAGCTCTCGCAGCGCCTGGCGCGGGCCCTGGAGATCGAAGCCGCGCCGTTCAACGCCGAGGCGGCCGACGACGCTGGCGAGGTCGACACGCCCGAGGCGCTGGCCCGGGCCATCAAGGCGACGCTCAAGACGTTCCGCGCCAAGGCGGCGAAGCCCGTCGACGAGGACGACGAAGTGAGCGAAATGGCCGCCGCCACACTTCGCCACCGTCGCGCCCGGGAGGCCCGCTGATGGCCCTCCTGACTGACCCGCAGACCGGCGCAGTGGCGGACGATGGTACTGGCCCCCCGCCTCCCGCGGACCCGCTGGCGATGCCTGGCGTGGCCCCCGTGGTCAATGCCGCGGGCGCCGGGGGCGCGCCGCCGGGCGGGTCGACGATTCAGATCCCCGAGGGTGGCTCGCTGTTCCCGGCCCCCGCCGCGCGCGAGGTCAAGACGCCCGTGGCGTCCGGGGCTGAGCTGGCGAACCAGAAGGTCCTCGGCCAGGCGCAGGACGCCGAGATCAAGGCATCCGGCCAGGTCGGCGACGTCGAGCGTAAGGAAGCCGAAGCCACGGCCAACCAGGCGACGGACCGGGCGGCCATCATGGAGGCGAACCGCGCGCGCCAGGAACAGGCCGAAGCCGACTACGAGGCTAAGGTTGCTGCGCGGAACCAGGAAGAACGCGAGCTGACCAGCAAGGCAGCGCGGGACGGGATCGCCGCCGGCGAGGCGAAGGCGAAATTCTGGTCGGGGAACCCTGTCGGTCAGGGACTCGCGATCATCGTCCAGTCGGTGGCGGCTGGCGAGCAGGCACGCATGGGCCGAGACGGTATGTCCCCGGCCGAGCGCTTTCTGATCACTCGAATCAACGACTACGAAAAGATGATGGTCAGCAAGTGGGAGGCCTCGAAAGAGGCCCGCGACCTGAAACTGAAGGATCGACCGGCATGGGAAGCGGCCCGGGCGAAGGAGATCGTCAAGTCCGCGAATCGCTCGCAATATGACCTGGACATCTCGGACGCTGCCTGGGATCGCGTGATCAAGGGCTACGGACCGGCCAAGGCCGAGGCGCTGACCGCGGAGAAGCAGGCGGCGAAGGCGAAGGCAGACGCCCTCATCGAACAGAAGCGCACCGAGGGGCTTCGCTCTGAGATCACCGTCCGCACACCGCAGCCCGGAGCCGCCGACAAGCGCGGGTTTGCCGCGCGCGAGGACATCGAGTCCGTCGTTGGGGCCCAGGCGGATATCGACGCCCTGGAGAAACTGAAACGGGACGCGGTCGAGAACCCTGAGGATTTCCAGCATGTCGTCGAGTCGAAAAACAAGTTTGCCGAATACGAGCGCAAACGAGACATCGCATCGAAGATGCCGCTTGGCATCGGCAACGCCATGGTCGGCATCGCTTCGTTGGAAAACAGCGACCTGAGCAAGACGTCGCCGGACCAGTTACTAGACACGAAGCGATTCAAGAAGTCGCCCGATATCTACGGCGGCATCGAGAGCGCTAATGCTGCAAAGGCGCGTACCTATGGCGGCGTGATTCAGGAGGGAGACCGCAAGGCTGCCGAGGCGGCGTCCGCTCTCTCGTCGCGCGGACCGAAGGAATACGCACAGTATCTCGACACGCTGATCAACATCCGCCGCAAACAACTCGACGGCATGGTCGGCGCCAAGAAAGGGCTTGGTTCGTTCGCCAGCCCATCCGGCCCGGCTGCATCATCTGGGGTCCGCGTGCTCGACGCCGAGAAGAACGACGCCGTAACCGAGGCCACGATCCGAGGCTCCGCCGCCGGACCGACCGACGCGGAACTCGCCCAGGAACTGAAGCGCTCGGTTAAGGCGAAGGACGGCCGGGCCGCGAAGATCACCCAAGAGATCGCACGTCGACGCAGAGCACGCGAAGGGAAGTGATTTCATGATCTACGAACCACAGAAACTGTTCGATGCGGTCGCGGTTTCCACCGGCACGTACAAAAGCGCCGTGGTCTCAGCGCGCACGCGAAACCTGTTCATCAGCGGCGGGTCTACGTCAACGGCGGTCGGGGTCATCACGGTCAAGTTCAACGACTTGAACGAGAACGACTATCGCGCCGCGCTCGGCATCGCCACGAGCGCAACGCCGACGCCGGCGCAGGACGCGGCGAATGACACCGGCTGGAAGAAACTCAGCGTCTACTACATCGACGAGGCCACTGGTCTTCAGACCACCACTGGGACGATCGAAGTCGGCGCGGCAGGGACGTTCAGCTTCCGCGTGAAAAAGGGGCCGATGCGGATTCGTCTGGAGTATGCGTGGTCATCGGGCGCCGGCGATCTCAGTGCAATGGCGAACGCGAATGAGGTGGCGTGATGGCCCACGCAGCTGCGTTCGAACTGGACAGTGAGACCGCCGGTGGTGGTAGCGCGAGCGGGGGTCACGTGCCGGCCGGCGCCGACGCCGTCGTACGGACCAACGCCTCCGGAGACGGGACCATCGACAGTGCCGCTCTCCAGTTCATCACGGCGTCGGGGTTCCTAGGGATCAACAAGACCACTCCTGGCACAGTGCTTGATGTGTCGCCGCCTGGCGTTTCCGGCACGGGAACCGCGCGCATCCTGAGTGACAACACGGTTGACGTTGCCGCGATCAACTACAACAACGCCTATCTGTACATGACGGTGTGGGGGCACGCCACCGCCGGAACGCTGGTACCTGGGGTTAACAAAGCTGGGCTGGCGTCATTCGGAACCACGTCCGACACAACCGCGAACTTCACGGCGCTGCTGTTCCACCTATTGCAAGACAAGCCGATGATCTTCGCGCAGAACAGCGCGGAGCGCTTCCGGCTGCGCACCGGCGGCGGTGCCGTTTTCTCCACTGGCATCGCCGAGTCGTATCGCGAAGTGGCAGACGCCGCGACTTCGATCACCATTGCCGACGGCTGCGTGCGCTATGCAACGCACACCGCCACTCGGATCGTTAGCCTCCCGGCGCTGGCGGCGGTTCCGGTCGGGTTCCGAGTTGAGATCAAGGGTGCCGCCACGACTGCAGCTGGGGTTAAGCTCACGATCACACCGGACGGGTCGGAGACCGTGGACGGGGCGGCAAACATCGAAATCGCGACGGCCTACGGCGCCGTGATCCTCCGCGCCGGCACGTCGGAATGGGGCGTCGCCTAGGTGGCATACAAAGTTGGCTCTCCCGCCGGCGTCCCTGGCGCGGCAGTCAGCGACAGCGCGGCTACGGTGTACGCATTCGACAACATGGTTGGAGATGGAATCACCGATAATCTCGCGGTCATGCAGACGGCTATCGCGATGGCCGATGGCCTCTATGACACCGCACCGGGCGACCTGTGGATCAAAGAGGGCAACTTCTACATGTCCGCGGAACTGTCTGTTAACAAGCCGATCCGCATCCGGGGCGCAGGTGGTGGGACCGTCTTTCCCAAGACCAACTTCATCTTCGCCGCGGGGGTTGGCCACGGCTTCGCCTTGGAGTCGTATAACTCTGGCTCCGACGCCGACGACGGAGACAGCCGCAGCGACGGGGCTGAACTCGACGGGCTTGGCATCTGGTACCGTATCAAGGGAGACAGAGCGAACCACGCACGATGGTGGCAATCTACGGCGAAGATCGCCGGAGATCTAATCGTCCCGCGGAACCGCGTTGCGTATAAGCACGGTCAGGCATTCCTGTGCATCACCGGCGGCACGACGGGGACGACGGAGCCGAGCTGGCCGGCGACATACCCGTTCACAGGTCCGATCACAGGCGCCACGAACGCCACCCCAATCAAGATCGCCTACGGCACATCCCACAACCTATCGACCGGCAAGCAAGTCACGATCACCGGCGTAGGAGGCA